GAAATCTTCAACGATTTCTGCACGAAGGCCTTTTTCGATTGCCAATTGATTTTCTTTGAACCATTCTTCTGACATGTAGTTAATGTAGTCATCCAATTTCTTAGACAAATCTTCTTTAACTTCTTCAACTGAAGCTTCGAATTCTTCGTACATTGCTTCTTCAACTTCTTCCAAAATGGCTTGTGAACGAGCAATAACGGCTGCTTCGAAAATTGTGGTTGCTTTTGTTTTGAATTCTTCGGTCAAATCTTCACCTGAAAGCAATGCACCAACATCTTGGTCCATTTGTTCTTTCATTTTTTGTTTCTTCATCATTTTCTTAATCATTGCTTTGTCTTCGGCTGCGTCTTCGTGGCCTTCTTTTTCTTCAGCAACTACTTCTTCTTCTGTTTCCACTTCTTCTGGAACATAAGGTGCAGTTGCGCCAGGATTTGACTGCATTGTTTGTGTTGCCAACTTAGCCTTGATTCTGTCACGGATGGCAGAATAGTCTGTTGCAGCTGCTTGAACGGCTTTGTGTTCGGTGCCTTGTGAATCGGCAGGACCAGACAACTTTTGTGCAGGTTGTGCGCCAACTGGTGGTGTTGCGCCTGGTGGTGTTGCTGTTGGTGTACCTTTTGTGTAGTCACCAGTCTCATCGTCTTGCTTCTTGATTTCACCTGCAACTTCACCAACATCTTTAGTGCCATAAGCAACAGATGTAGGCAATTTTGAAGGACCGTCTTTGTGACCACTGCGTACAGAAGCTTCAAGATTTTCTTTTGAACCTTCTGTTAGAATTGCTTTAGCGGCGTCTGTCAGATTAAATTTTCCCATTTTGAGAATCTCCTTGATTTTATATTGGATATTTATAATTAAAGTTTTTTGATGAAGTTTTCAAAGATTTTTAAACTTACACGTTCAATATCTTTAGTAGAAGCTTGTTTGATTTCTCTCTTAGCTTCTTCATATTGAATTTCGGTCCATGATCCGTTTACCATCATCCACTCTTTACCTTCCATAATACCTTGTACAAAAGCACCAGGTGCAGAAGGGTCTGCTACAATATCTGCCGCTGTGGCCAGATGAAAGTCATCTTGAACTATGTTAACGCCGTTGATAGCTTTGAGAGAACCCATACCACGGGAAGACACACCTAGTTGTGCGCCGCCTTCGATAAGACTTCTTGCAATGTTACCCATTGGTGTTTCAAGAATTTTAGCTTTGCCTATCCAATCGGTTCCTTCTTGACGCAATCCCACAATAATGTGAGATACACGATCCAGATTGATAGATGGGGTGTCTGGGTGTCCCAGTTCACCAAAGGCACGATTTTTTTCAACATATTCGTTTACATAACGACCAACTTCTTTACGCATGGTTTCTTCTTTGTACATGCGGCCGTTTTTGTTAACTCTTTCAGAAACTAGGAATGGACCTTCAATGAAAAGAGTTTTCTTTCCATCTTTTTCTTCCACCAAATAGTTTACTGATTCGGTAATTTCTTTAATGAGTTTCATGTTAGTCCTTATGGTCTCATTCCGTAACTACCATAATTGAAGGCAGCCGGATCGGTAAATTGTCCACGGTCATAGTAAGCATTATCTTTACGCAATTCCATAATAATTGTGTAACTTGCATTAGCATTTTGACCTCTGGTGCAAATAGCTATATCACCATTATTGTTTGCGCCGACAGTTGGATTCTTAATAGTAATCCAATTTCCTGCACCATCATATTCACCATTTCCTTGCATGAATAATATTGGAACGCCAGAATTGGCCAATGTATTATCACTGTTTGCCCAATATAATTGTACATCTGAATTGCCACTAGCCACATCATACCACACACGATTTATCGTTAGACCGTAATATGGCAGACGACCTGTATTGGCTGTTGATGACATTAAATTTGCTCTAGAAGAATCTAATGCACCATAAAGAGTGTTTGCTTGAATTCTGGCCACATTATTTTCTTGACCACTAACACCATCAAATTCACCAGTAAGTTTGATGATTGCGTGTTGAGTATCATCTTTTAATACTTGATATGAAAAACTATTTGCCATTTGTAATCCCTGTTATTGTTTGAATAATATTTATACCAGTATGACAAAATTAAGCTGTAACACCTGGTTGAATTGCTTCATCTTCAGCGGATGCTTCTGGTGGGTTCATTATGTTTTGTGCAACCACTTGTTTGTGGGCTTCAATATGAGCCATCACTCTATCCTGCAATGCAGAATATAAAGCATCACGCATTTCTTTTGCGTCATCTTGTTCTGCATAGTCCACTATTTCTCTTGCTGTTGCCATGTTTATCTCCTAATTATAATATACGTTTTAATCTAGTGAAAGTAGTATCTTCTAAACTCAAATCACCTTTAACTGGCTTCGAACCACTAGAACTCTTTGCTTTTGGACTTGATGAACCATCAGAACTTCCGCCAGCTTGACCTTGGTCGGGCATCAATTTTGCCTGTTGTACCATTTGGTCAGTTTGAACCTGACCCATCATTTGTTGTTGTGCAACATCATTAGTTACTGCAACAGGCAATCCAAGACCCGATTCTTTTTCTTTGTCAATTTGTTTTTGCATTTCTTCAATCTCATCATCTGTTAGACGCAACACATTCTGTTGAATCCATCTTTGTGAGAAATAACGACCAGTATATGGATCGACTGCACCTAACAATGACAATCTTTGATTGATTAATTCTGCTTCTTTTAATTCTGCAAAATTATTATCTCTGATAAAGTTATAATGAATGTTTTCTTTGAACAAATTCCATTCTTCATTGGTACATATGCCCTTAAGCACACATTGTACACGAAGAGCTTGGTCAAAAACATCCGAGAATTTGTTACGAAGTCTGTCAACAAACTTAGAAAACTTTAATTCATCTCTAGTAATCTCTGAGGTACGACCAAGAGAGAAACTTTGATTTGGTTCTAATCTAGAAACTGGTACACACAACGCACCGTATAATTTCTTTTGGAAGTACTTAACATCTTCCAATTCACCTAGGTTTTGTCCGCCCGGTAGTGTGGTAATCTCTGTGCCTTTACCACCTTCTCTGCGTGGTAACCAAAAGTCTTCCATCATTGACATAAACTTACGATCATCACGGACTTCACCTGTGTTTGCATCATAGACAAGTTTGTTTTTATACTTAACCATAATGTCACGGAGATATTGTTCCGCTTTTAATTTAGGAAGATTACCAACGTCAATATAAAAGATACGGCGTTCAGGAGCTCGTGAAATCCTATAGATAACTGTTGCATCTTCAATCATTCTTAACTGGTTCAATGGCTTGATTGCCTTGTGTAGATATGACAACACAACTGCCCTACGAGAATCCATAAGGCCAGAAACCACCGAGATGATAGAATCTGTTGTGATGCGTACACCAACTGGTCCAAAATTGGAGGCTGATCCTGAGACTACCTTGTCGTTATAGATGTAGTACTCATTCACAGGATTCATAATCTCCACACCTGTGCGTTCATCTTTTTGTTTCTTAATCTCACGGACTTTACGCAATCTACGTGGATCAATATATCTTAACTCTTTAATACCTTCTTGTGGATTCTCACGGTCAATAATGATGTGATAATACATTCTACCATCAACATAGTAACGGCGGAAAATATCCTGAGCCATGTTTTGGTAATTGAATAGACGAAGAATGGTATTGAATTCTTCTTTGATGGCCTTTTTAATTTTATCTGGTTGTTTTAAATCATCCAGAATAATCTCAGTGATTTTACCATCATCATCTTGTACAATAGCTTCATTAACTATATCATCTATCGCAGATTCAATTTCTGGTTGCATTGCCATTTCACGGTAACGAGAGATAAGTTCAACCTCATTCTTTGCAGTACCGTCTAGGTCAACGTATGTGCCGTAATAAGCGGCAGATGTAATAGTTAATGCGCCATCATCCGTAGTTGGAGGCGCAAAAGATTGTTGAACGACTTTTTCTTCCTCATCCTGTTGACGAGAAATTGTAAAACCGAACAGTGAGAACTTGTTTGTATTTGCCATATTTTGTGTGTAATTATAAAATCAAAAAAACATGGAGGGCACAAGGCCCTCCTCATATATCAAGTTGTTGTATTTGTTTCCCAGAACTGGTAAGCAAATGTACAAGTATATTCTTCAATCGCATCATTTGAACCCCAATCTAAATCAATTGGTGCCAAGTCGAGTGGGAACATACCAACAAAGTTGTATTTCTTTAGTTCGTTTCCAGTTTTGCCGTATTGTGTAACACTTGCATCTACAGAGTAACCTGTAGAAGTTGCTGCAGCACCAGAACGGACATTGGTTGCGTGGCTGTTTATTGCGTTCATCCATGATTCTAAAGAATTTCGTATTGCGAAATCTTCATCGTTGATGATTGTCAATGTCCAGTCGGCGAAGGTTCTGTTTCCAGGAAACTTCATTTCACGACCAAAGTAGAAAACTGGTACAGTACCAATTGTTGAACCTGGTAACTGTGCAGCTTTGGCCATGAAATTAACTTTCTGACCTGCTAATGCAC